ACAGAGTTTATAGATTAAGTCCATATAATTCTCAACCAATTTCTGAGTCATACTCATCAACATCGACATTATTAAACATCGATACTTTCTCCCTGGCAAATCAACCACAAGGAGATTATCATGGATATGTTGAACAAGGCATGACTCTTGTTGGACAAACAAGTGGTGCTCAAGCAACAATAACAAATGTCAGACTTATTTCTGATGTTGCTTCCACGCTTCAAGGAAGTTTCTTTATTCCAAATCCAAATATTACAACAAATCCAAGATTTGAAGCAGGAACAAGAGTACTTACATTCGTAAATAGTGAAACAAATAACCAAGAAACTGCAACTACAATTGCTGAAGAAGGTTATATTTCAAGTGGAACTATTGAAACGGTTCAAGAAAATATTATTTCGGTCAGAAATGCCAGAATTCAAAATAAACTTGAATTTGAAGAACAAGCCACTTCAAGAACAACCGGGTCACAATTAGTTAATAGTCGTGTACTTGGAAGCACTACATTTAAGCAGAGAGTTCACTATTGGTATGATCCTCTTGCACAATCATTCCTCGTCGATGATGATACTGGAATATATTTAACCAAATGCGATATTTTCTTTAGAACTAAAGATGATGGAGACGTTCCAGTAACTCTTCAAATCAGAACTATGAATGGCGGATTGCCAACTCAGAAAATTCTTCCATTCTCTGAAGTGACTTTGGACCCAGATCAGGTTAATATTTCTGCAGATGGATCAGTTGCAACCTCATTTGAATTTAACTCTCCAGTTTATCTTGAAGGAAGAGGAACTGATTATGCTATTTGTGTTGCATCAAACTCAACCAAATATAGTGTCTATATCTCAAGAGTTGGTGAAAACGATCTGATTAGTGATACATTTATTTCAAACCAACCTTACTTGGGATCTCTCTTCAAGTCACAAAATGCTTCTACTTGGGAACCAAGCCAGTGGGAAGACTTGAAGTTTACTCTCTATAGAGCAGACTTTATTGAACAAGGTACAGTCGAATTCTATAATCCATCTCTTGGAGAAGGAAATGGACAAATTCCAACACTTCTTCCAAATTCTCTCAACATGAATTCTAAGAGAATCAGAGTTGGATTATCAACAACATTTAATGATCCAGATTTGACTCTTGGAAATACAATAGTTCAGGTAGGAACAAATGCATCTGGAAATTATGTTGGAACTGCAGGAACTGCAGTTGGTGCCTTAAATGTTATTAATGCTGGAATTGGATACACAGGACCATTTACATATACTGGAGTTGCTCTGACAACAGTTACTGGAAATGGTAGAAATGCAACCGCAAGTATTCAAGTTACTTCTGAAGGAACAATTGGATTTGCAACCATTTCTACTCCAAGTGGTGGTGGATCTGGATATCAAGTTGGAGATGTTCTTGGCATCACAACGATAGGAACAAATAATCTTGGAGCTAATGCAAGATTGTCTATCACATCAATCGGCAGCAGTAGCGAATTGATCATAGATAATGTTCAGGGAGAATTCTCTACTGGAGTTGGAAATACTGTTCAATTTATTAATAATTCTGGAGTTACGACTACTCTTGGTTATTCTGGAATTGGAACTATTGGACCTTGGATCAACATTAGTGATGTTGAAGTAGAAAATGATGGTCTTCACATTCTGGTAAACCACAAGAATCATGGTATGTATGATTCTGATAATAAAGTAACGATTTCTGGAGTAAAACCAGATTCCAAGCCAACCAAACTGACCGCAGCATATTTGTCCAATTCTACTGGATCTATTGTAGTAGAAAATGGATCTAGTTTCTTTACCTTCGAAAATGTTGGAGTTGGAACTACAAATGCTGGTTATATCTTAATTGGCGATGAAGTTATTGGATTTACTACTGCAGCAGCTGGATCTATTGGGGGAACAATTACTAGAGGAAGTAATCCAAAGAATTATCCTGTCGGAACACCAGTTTACAAATATGAATTGAATGGAGTTTCTCTGAGAAGAATCAATAAAACACACTATCTTGGAGATTCTACAGTTTCGGATTCAATTGGATTTGATCATTATAATCTCAAAATTGATATGTCTTCAGATGGAACTGACAGAACAGCATCGTCTGGACATCCAAAACTCTTCACAAATACGAAGAAATCTTCTGGAGGAAATGCGATTAAGGCAACTCAAAATATGCCATATGAGATTGTAACTCCTGTAGTTCAAAATATCACTCCACAGGGAACTAATATTAATGCTACCCTCAGAACAGTAACTGGAAAGAGCTTAAGTGGTAATGAAATTCCATTTATTGATAATGGAGTTGAGAATGTTTCTTTGAATAGACCAAATTATCTGACCTCCACACGAATTGTTTGCTCAGATATTAACGCGGCAAATAAATTGACAAATCTTCCAGGTAATAAATCTCTGAATATGAGTCTTCAGTTATCAACTTCCGACTCTAGACTTACTCCAGTAATCGATTCTCAGAGAGTTAATGTAATTCTCACTTCAAGTAGAGTTAATAGCATTATTCAGGATTATGCTGTAGACGATAGAGTATCTTTACTTGAGGGAGATCCATCAGCTTTCCAATACATTTCTAAGGAAATGAATCTTGAAAATGCTGCGTCTTCTATTAAGATTATTGCCGCCGCTCATATGAATCCCTACACGGATATTAGAGCGTTTTATGCCATCGGCAACGATCCTGGGTTTGATCCCGTCTTTGCTCCTTTCCCAGGATGGAACAACCTAAACAATAGAGGTCAAATTATCAATCCGCAAGATAATAGTGGAAGATCTGATCAATATGTTGAATTGATACAGGCTCCTACAAGCGGAACTCCAGATACATTCCAAGAGTTTACGTTCACCATGGATAATCTTCCAACATTCATGAACTTTAGGGTGAAATTGGTCTTGACATCGACTAATCAATCATATCCACCAGCACTTAGAGATCTTAGAGTAATTGCTCTTGCATAATTATGGAATATGTTAAGGTAAAGGATCATAACAACTTAGTTAGAGATCCAAAAACAAATGCAATAATCAATAACAATAAACATGAATATGATGAATACATCAAACGGAGAAATAAAAATCTTTCTGAAAAAGAACGAGTTGAAAATCTTGAAAATGACGTGAAAGTAATGAAAAGTGATTTGAATGAAATCAAAGATCTTTTAAAACATCTAATAAAAGGATCGGACTAAATAGCAATATAAGGAGACATGAGTAAATGGCACAACCATCTACCAGACAGGGTTTAATAGACTACTGTAAAAGGCAGTTAGGATATCCAGTTTTAGAAATCAACGTTGCTGATGAGCAAATTGATGATCTGGTAGATGATGCCATTCAATTCTTCCAAGAAAGACATTTTGATGGTGTATACCAAACTTTTTACAAGTATAAAGTAACGCAAGACGATATTGATAGAGGTAGAGCAAGAGGTGGAAGCAATGGCGCTGTAGGAATAGCAACAACTACAGCTAGTGCTTCAATCACAGGTTCTTCAACAACTTCATTTAGTTATGAAGAAAATAGCAATTATCTTCAGGTTCCACCAAATGTAATTGGAGTAACCAAATTATTCCACTTCGATGGATCGAATACTATTACTAACAATATGTTTAGTGTGAAGTATCAATTGTTCTTAAATGACATTTACTATTGGGGATCTACCGAATTACTTTCATATGCGATGGTGAAAACATATCTTGAAGATATGGATTTCTTATTGACAACTCAAAAACAGATTAGATTTAATAAACGCCAAGATAGATTATATTTGGATATTGATTGGTCAAGTCTTAATGTAGATGACTATTTGATTATTGATTGCTATTCAACACTAGATCCAAATGATTATGCAAGAGTATGGAATGATTCCTTTATCAAACCATATCTCACAGCACTTATTAAAAGACAGTGGGGAATGAATATGATGAAATTTACTGGTGTTAAACTCCCAGGTGGAGTTGAACTTAATGGAAGACAAATGTATGATGATGCTCAAAAAGATCTTGAAGCAATAATGGAAAAAATGTCCAATACTTACGAATTACCACCTCTCGATATGATCGGATAAAAACATGGCATTAAATCCATTTTTTCTACAAGGATCAAAATCAGAGCAAAATCTGGTTCAAGATTTGATCAACGAACAACTCCGAATGTATGGAGTTGAAGTTCACTATTTGCCAAGAAAATATATTACAGAAAAAACAGTAATAAGAGAAGTTACTGAGTCAATGTTTGATGAGGCTCACCCAATTGAAGCATATCTAGAAAATTTTGAAGGATATGGAGATCAAACTACAATTCTTTCAAAATTTGGCATTCAATCAACCCAAGAAGTTACATTAACAATATCCAAAGAGAGATTTCAAAGTTATATCTCACCTCTTTTATCTGGAAAAGATAATATTAAACTAAGCACTAGGCCAAAAGAAGGAGATTTAATTTACTTCCCACTTGGAGATAGGTTATTTGAAATTAAATTCGTAGAACATGAACAACCTTTTTACCAACTTCAAAAGACATATGTTTATGTTTTAAAATGTGAACTCTTCAGACCAGAAAATGAAATTATTGATACGGATATTGACGAAATTGATGATTCTATAACAGGGACACTTGGAAGTTATGGTGATGATCTGAGTGCTGGAGGTGGAGGAGAACTTGTTGGTGCTTCTGCGATGTCAACTATTTTGAGTTTAGTTGGAGTTGGAACAACTGCAACTGCCGTTGTTGGATATGTTGGAAATGGTGCTATTAGGCAAATATCGATAACAAATCGTGGTGGAGGATATACATATAATCCAATCGTGGCAATTTCATCAGCCCCTTCTGGAGGAATAACTGGTATTGCTACAGCAGAAAGAATTTCCGGAATTGTAGCATGTGAGCAAAATGTAAATCCAGTAAGCCAATCAATTCAAAGTGTTCGATTAATCAATCCAGGAACAGGATATACTCAAGCACCAGGTATTAGATTTATTGGCGATGGCGTTGGAGCAGCAGCAACAGCAACGATTGGTAATGGTGTTCTTGGTATTGTCACTATTACTGGCGGTGGTTCTGGATACACTACATCTACAGCACCTGTTGTCACATTTACTGGCGTGTCAACAGTTTCTGCGGCTGCTACTGTAGTTGTTAGTGCTGCTGGAACTATTAGTGCAATTTACCTCACAAATGCTGGTCTTGGATATACACAAGCACCAACGATTACAATTGCTGCACCAAATCAAACTGGTGTCGGCACTTTCCAAAGAAACGAAATTGTTACTGGTTCATCTTCTGGAACAACAGCAAGAGTTCTCAACTGGGTTGCATCAACAAACAAATTGGAAGTTGTCAATCCAGATGGTGCATTTGTTGTTGG